TGTTGATTTGACCAAGCTGCCCAGGTGGCCATACGGTCGGGTGGAATTCGTGCCAATAGACGATCGAGACCACCACACCTACGGTGGGTACCTACGCGAGGAGACGCATATCAAGCAAGGGCACGAGGGCAAGTACACAACGGCCAAGTCCAGAGTGTGTTTTAGCCGTAGCCGTAACCTGGTGGTACCTGAACCGGAATACCAGATCATCTATAGCGACCACTGGGCAGACGAACCAAGAGCACCCAAGGGCTACTATGTGGTCAAGGACACGCTGAACAACTGGGAGGACGAAGTAACAGGCTTCAAATATCAATCCTATGTGCTCTGCCCTATTCGGGCAAAGAACCATAGGTACCTGTGTTAGGAGGACAAAGTGACATACATACAGCAATGGGAACAAATGCGGGAAAAAGTGCGCAATCTGGAGCAAGAACGCCAAACACAGCTGATCTTGGCACCGCACAACGCCTACGGCTTTAAGCTGAACATCAACCACCCGCTGATCCGGCCAAAGTGGGACGCCTTTAAGAGTGCCAAAGGCCTGGGCCAGTACGGTATGACCGATGATCTGCGTCGGGAGTTTGAGGAGACGGTTCTGGCCAGTAAGTATATGCAAAAGTGCATGGAGCAGGAGCAACAGCGCATTGGTGCAGTGGAGCACCAGTTCATCCGTATGGCTTACGCTCCTGCGGAGCAGGCAGCGGGCTGATGGGTACCCAAGAACACTGGACTGCTGCCCAGTACCAGGAGTATCTCCGGCAGCGGGCAAAAGGCGAAAACAAATATCACGCGGTAAAAGCACAAACAGATGGTCGCACCTACGACAGCCAAAGCGAGTGCAAGCGGGCAAAGGAGCTGCAACTGTTGGAACGGCACGGACTGGTGCGCAACCTGCGGGAGCAGGTCCCTTATGAGTTGATCCCGGCAGGGGTCGGCGAATACCGAAAAGAGCGCCCGGTGATCTATAAAGCTGACTTTGTATATGAGGTCTGCCAGCCGGACGGAACATGGAAACAGGTGGTAGAGGACACAAAGGGCACCAAAACAAAGGAATATATTATCAAACGAAAACTCATGCTGTACATTCACGGCATAAGCGTAAAGGAGACAGACAGATGAACTTCAAAAAAATGTTATCTATATGCAAGCGAAGCAAGACCTATTTGCTATATGACCTGCCAGCCGGTGAGCAAATGCTCAGCAACGGCAGCTGCGGGTACATCCTTTACGGCCACCCGGAATACACCCCGGAAACGCTGCGGATCGTTGCCGACCTGGCAGAGGACGACAGCGTAATAATGAGCAGAATGCCAAAGACAGACCTACCATTGGCAGATCAATGTGTCGACGAAGAATATGCAGAACCGTTGGACACCTGCATTGTAGCCGCAGGCGCTGTATGGCAACCGCTGGTCGTAGGTGCGAGTATGGCGTTCATTAACCGCAGAGCGTTACAACCTATCGAAAAGGAAGAAGAGGGGTACGATCTGTACCGGCGCGGGGACCTGGTGGTCGTTAAATCCGGCCTGATCGTGCAGGGCGTGATCAGAACAATGGATCTGTCCAAAGCAGAAGCTGTATGTCGGGATCTGATCAACCTGGGAACGGTGGCCGGTATGGCCTTTGAGGAGCGCAATAATGAAGATTGAAAGAAAAAAAACAATGTGCACAGGTGTGGGCGTTGCTTCCGTCAAGACCGCTTTGGACTTCGACAGCGAGATGTCCAGCGTTAAGGTGATCGCCGGTGCGACCGATGACGAATTTGAGAAGCTGTACAAGCAAGCCATCCAACTGGGTGCCGAAACGGTGCTCTCCGCTTCAGAGGCCGCTGCTAATATGGCGAGCTTTGCAAGGGCAGGATATAACGCCAAGGAGATCATGGCAGGTATTCCCTGCGGTATTTGCTCGTACGAGAGTTTTTTACAATATCAAATACAAAGGCACCTGCACGATTTGGCAAACTTAGAATCTGCGCTAATTGATGTTCAGGAGGTAACGCTGAAATGACCGAGAAAATCCAAAAAGCCATTGATAAGATCGACCAGGAGGCGGAGAAGATGGGAAGCGCCACAGTGCGCCTGCTTTGCTCACACATCATCGACCACTGCCTGGTGAATGACAGCAACGCCGACAAGGTACTGGCTGAGGGCAAGAGCCTGAAAGGCTGCTGGGATCACATCACAAGCAACGCGCGGAAACAAGCAGCGGGCAACTGCGCAGCCGTGCCGGACGACACCGTGTACGAATGGGCAGCGGGCTATTACGGCTTTACTGACGAAGAGACCAAGGCGGAGATCATCGACCTGCTGGATCTGCTGTGAGGTGTCGATATGGGAAAAAAACTGAACACGCTTACGCAGGAACAGGCTCGGAAGATTTGGAACGGCCGCCCGAAACTGCCGGAGAAAAAGATCAACAAGTTTGCCCACGAAGAGGTATTCGTCAATGAGCAGTACTTTTTCAAACACAAAGAATGCGGTCACAGGTATGGCTATTGTACCGCTTGCGGCAAGGATGTGCAGATCGACATTGAGAACATGCGACTATGGACGGACAAGCACGCAGCCTGCCGCTCTGCACGGCATAACGACACCGTATGCTGCCCGGTCTGCGGGCACGAAGTTCAAGTCAAAGACGCCGGGCGTGGCCGTAGTCAGTTGATAAACACGGCAGTGGTGGCGGTAACACAGCGAACACGGAACGGCGGCATATTGCTTTCTTTCGTTCGAGTGTATGAGGATTATACGCGCAACTATAAAGCCGCGCCGGAAAGGGGCACACTGCTGTACGCTGCATACTTCAATCTCGGCCAGCACTTTGTAGCCGAACAAACATACGGTGGAGGGATGTACATAAGCGTAAAGCAAAAGCCAACACGCCGACTGCCATGCACGGTGGAGCCGGTTAAGCTGGATCGCAACAGCTGGAAATGTACAGAGGGAGAGGGAGCAAAGCTGCTTGGCTTTGAAGAGGCGCTGGAAAAAAGCAACCTACGCTATCTGCCATGGGAGACATACCACGAATGTGCGCAGCAACTGCACCGTAGCGCTATA